ATATCTGGTATTAATGCTCTTCCGTTCCGTTGTGTTTATCTTATTTGGAACGAATGGTTTAGAGATGAAAATCTTCAAAAATCCGTAAAAATTCAAAAAGGTGATACTAATGAGGTTTTTGACGGCTCGCGTGTATCTGAACAGCCTGAATGGCTCCAAGGAATTCCTGAAAGTTATCTTCCTTGTCCACCTCGTGGTAAGCGCCATGATTACTTTACTTCTTCTTTACCTTGGACTCAGAAAGGCCCTGGCGTTTCTATAGGTCTTGCTGGTACTGCCTCTATAGTTGACCCGACACCTGGTACTGGTTATCTTCTCCATAGTAACGATAGACAGCTCGCCGCTGTTTCATCTTATGGCGGTGATTCCTCTTCTTCAGGCGGTCGTAGAGTTCAATCTGGTAATGATTCTATTAAGTTTAACCGTTATTATTCAAGTTCTGACTATAGTACCGTAGGCGGTTTTGCCGGCAGTACCAATGCAGAGGTAACTATGTCTGCTCAAAAAGCCTCTACTTACCTTGGCAATGATTCTTATGTTGATTTGGACACTTCAAGCATCTTTACGATCAACAGTCTTCGCACCGCTTTCCAAATGCAGAAGTTTTATGAACGCCTTGCTCGTGGCGGTAGCCGGTACACAGAAGTTTTACGCTCTTTCTTTGGCGTAGTTTCTCCTGATGCAAGATTGCAACGCCCTGAATTTTTAGGCTCATTTACTAAAATGATGAACATCAATCCTATTGCTCAGACTTCTAGTACCAATGACACAACACCGCAAGGCAATCTTTCTGCTTATGGCGTTACAGGTGCCAAGTTTCATGGTTTCACGAAATCCTTTGTTGAACATGGTTATATAATTGGTTTCTGTTGCGCTCGCGCTGACTTGACTTATCAGCAAGGCATTAATCGTATGTGGTCTAGGTCTACTGTTTACGATTGGTATTGGCCGACTTTTGCTCATTTAGGTGAACAGGCTGTACTTCTTAAGGAAATTTATGCTACTGGCGATGCTGATCAAGATAATTCTGTATTTGGTTATCAGGAGCGCTATGCCGAATATCGTTATAAACCTTCTGTGATTTGCGGTAAGTTTAGGTCTAATATTAAAGGCAATCTTGATGTATGGCATTTGTCTCAGTATTTTGAAACTGCCCCTAAACTTAATCCTGAATTTATAGAGGAAGATGTTCCCATTAGACGTATTGTTGCTGTACCTAGTGAGCCTCAGTTTTTGATTGATATAGGATTTAAGTATACTACTGTTCGTCCTATGCCTATGTTTGGTACTCCTGGTCTTGTAGACCACTTCTAAGGAGTTGGTAATATGTCTTGGTTAAGTGATGTCGCTGGTTCTGTTGCAGGATCTATTTTTGGTTCTGCCGTTCAGGGTCATTATAATTCTGCTGCTTCAGCTCAACAAAATGCGTGGAATGTTGAAAATTACAAACATCGTTATCAATGGGCTATGGAAGATATGCGTAATGCTGGCCTTAATCCTATTCTTGCTGCTACTAATGGTGTTGGCGGTTCTATTGCAGGTGCATCTGCTGCTAGTATTGGTATGCCTGATATTGCTGGCAATATTAGTTCGGCTCGTGGTGTTTCTGCTGCCTCCAAACAGGCTAAGGTAGCTGAACATCTTTCTACTAGTCAGATTGAAAAAAATATTGCTGATGCTAAATCTTCTTCTGCTAATGCAGGTCTTGCTACTGCTAATACTACTAATGCAGACTTGCAAAATAAAATCTTGCAGAATGATGTTGATTTTAAAACTAAAACTTTTGATCAGCGCGTACAGTTTGAGTTTGAGCGTATGAAAGCTGAAATCGATAATCTCCACAAGCTTGGTCAGATGTATGATGCTAATTCTTTAAATGCTACTGCTTCTGCCTTGCGTGCTAATTCCGCTGCTGCTTTTGATAATGTTCAAACGGAGCTTGCTGGTTATGAGCGTGATTTTTATAAGTCTCTTGGCGATCTCGGATCTGATGCTAAAGTTATGGGTCCTGCTATTGGCAAAGGTGTTGCTGGCGTTATTGGCAAAGGCATCGGATTTTTAAGAAAACGTTATTTTGGAAGGTGATTTTTATGTCTAACAAAACTACCATGATTCTTACTTTTATTGTTTCTGTCGTTGTTCCTTTTATTCAAGAAGTTGTAGATTTGATTGAGGCCTTAAAAGGTCATTCCAGTGCTAACTTGGTTACTGCCAAGAAGGTTGCATCTGATTTTCAAACCGATGTTAGTGAGGCTCTTACTCCAGTTTCTTCTAAAAAAGATTCTAGTAAAGGTTCTAGTCGTTTTTTTGGTCCTTGGAGGGATAAATAATGCGTAGACGTAGGATTAGCAAAAGAGGTTCTCGTCGTCTTTTTCGCCGTACATCCAAACCCAGACGCAGAAATCTTCGTAGAGTACAGCGAGGCGGATTTAGGATTTGACATTTCCGTTTGAATCCGTTATAATCTGTAACGGTGATGATATGGTTTGTTTTAATCCTATGCTTATGACTAAAGTCGAAGGAGCGTTTACGAAAAATGGTAAACAGCATTTGTCTTTTTATGGTTCACTTGCTAATAACCCTTCTTTTGCTTCCGATAGCCGTTTTATTCGCGTCCCTTGTGGTCAGTGTCTCGGCTGTCGTTTGGAACGATCTCGTCAATGGGCTGTTAGGTGTGTCCATGAGGCCAGAATTTCTGAAAACGCTTACTTTCTAACTTGTACTTTTGATAATTATCATTTGCCTGCTGATAGGTCTTTATCTGTGAAATTTCATCAGACTTTCCTTAAGAATCTTCGTAGAGAGTTTGGCTCAGGTATTAGATTTATTGGTTGCGGCGAATACGGTGAACTACATGGCCGTCCCCATTATCATTATATTTTTTACAATATTGATTTGTCTGATAAAGTTTTTGCTTTCCGTGCCGATGGCTATAATACCTATACTAGTTCTCGTTTTGGTAAAGTTTGGAAGTACGGTATGCATCTTATCGGTGATTTTAGCTTTGATGCCGCTGCTTATGTCGCGCGCTACATAGTCAAAAAGCAGACTGGTCCTAATTCTAACGAACATTACAAAGGTCGTACCCCTGAATTTTTAGTTACTTCTCGTAGGCCTGGCATTGGTGCAGCTTGGATTGAGAAGTATGGTCAAGATGTCTATTCCAATGATTTTGTTGTTATTAACGGCAGGAAGATGAGGCCTCCTCGCTTTTATGACAAAAAATTTTCTGAAAAGTACCCTGAATGGATTGACTACGTTAAAGAAAATCGTGTTCAAAAAATGCTCTTTCATCTCGAAAATAACACGTTTGAACGTCTTGTCGACCGTTGTAGGTGTGTTGAAGGAAAATACAAAACATTTCTTGGCAGAAAACTTGACAAACAATTGTGATTGTGTCATACTATAACAGAAGGAGGCGATAATATAGATGAATTAAAATTCTTAAAACGTTGGTGTCAGTTTAATGGTTATATTTTTAGGCCTAATTTTTCAGGTAGCAAATATTCTTGTTACAAGTTTAAGCCTTTGGAATGTTCTGTAATTCGTATCGACGATATGTATTACGTGTTTTCTAAGTATGAAGCATTGATGTATAACCGTGTATTAAAATTATATCGTATGCATAAGGAGAAGTTGTCCGATGAAAATTTACTCAGTTTATGATAAGAAGGCTGAATCTTTTAGTCCTCCGTATGTTGCTCATAATGATTTGATTGCTCTTCGTAATTTTGAAGGGAGTGTGAATAACCCTGAGTTTCCTATTTCGAAATATCCTGATGATTTTAGTCTCTATTATCTTGGCAATATTGGCGATATGGATGGTCGTTATTTCCTTGACGGTGACGAACTTAACACCGTAATGCCAAAACTTATAGGCGAAGCTCGTGATTATGTTGCAAAAACTCCTGAAAAGGAGTAAGATAAAAAAGAGCGATGCAAATTAAGACGTTCTCAAATGAGAACGTCTTTTTTTGCATTGCTACGCCCGCCGCGTTTAGGCGCGTACGAAAGGAGGTGAAAACTTTGAAATTTAAAACTCCCTATGATAATATTGAATCTCATGACCATTGCGGAAAGGTGTTTAATTTGCCCTCACTTGCCCTACAAGACGAGAAAGAGGAGACAGACATCAATTATATCGTCAACAAGTATTGCGATGGTCAGAGAGGCATTGCTACGCTTGATTTAGGTAATTCTGATGTTTATCAATATCTGCAGTTCGGCGATGCTACATTGCCTGGCGATTATGAAACTGCTCTTGACCTTGTATCTGGTGTTCGCGAAGAGTTCTATACTTTGCCTTCAAAATTTCGCGCAGAATTTAACCACGATCCCTTGGAATTTATCCAGCGTTTGAATCAGCCTGAAACTTTGAACTTGCTTCAGGAATACGGTCTATATACTTCTAGCGTAGTACAAGGTCCTACTGTAGAAAAACAAAATAATAATGAAAGTAACAATTTAGGAGAAAATGAAGAAAAAAATAAAAACTAGCGGCAGTTGTGCCAGTTACCTACTTGATGTAACTGGCACAACTGACGCAAAATTAAATTAAACCTTAATAAATGTTTCTTTAGGCTTATTTTTAAGGTTTACACTTTTGAAAGGAGCTAAAATGTCACGCAGAATTCGTGTTAAAGGTCATCGTTTTTCAGACGCTCCTGCTATGTATATGCGTCGAACTAAGTTTGACCGTTCGCATGTCTATAAGACTACTTTTGATTCAGGTAAACTCATTCCTGTATTTGTTGATGAGGTCTTGCCTGGCGATACTTCTAGGTTGAGCGTTAGATATTTTTCTAGGCTTGCTACTCCTATCAAGCCTATCATGGATAATATTTATCTTGACTGGTTCTTTTTCTTTGTTCCTAACCGCCTTGTGTGGTCACACTGGCAGAATTTCTGTTTTGAGCAAGAAGACCCCGACGATTCCACCGATTACGTTTGTCCTACTACTTCTCTTGTTGGCAAGGCAGGCGATACCTTAAATGGTATAGGTACTCTTTGGGATTATTTTGGACTTCCCACAGGTCTTCCCAATACCATATCTGGTATTAATGCTCTTCCGTTCCGTTGTGTTTATCTTATTTGGAACGAAT